CATCCTGCTTGCCCTTGAGGCGCAAAGCGCGCACCGCGAGCAACGCCTGATCCCAGGCGTCGGCTTCGGCCAGGATAGTGTCGGCGGCCGCTTGCGGCTCAAGGCCAGCGGCATCGGCCCAGGCCTTCACATAAGGCGGGGTCACACCGGCATAACCGGCCTGCACGAAGGCGCGGGCCTCGTCTGCGGCGCGCTGATGCTCCAAGGCACGCAACGGGTCATTGATCACTGCAGCGCGGGATACGTCCGCCGCCTGATCGATCTGCGCGGCAGCGACCAGCAGCGCCGCCCCGATAGGCAGATCCTGATAGTAAAAGCCGGCATAAAACTGGTTGCCGTAGTTGACGCTCAAGTTACGGGTTTGCATGGGGTCGTTCTCCGATTACAGGGAAGCGAGGTTGGACATGACATGGCCCAGGTCTTTCACCAAGGCGCCGGCGGCCACGTTGCTGATGTAGCGGCCAGCGAAGCCACTCGGGAACTGCACGTTGGTGGTGGCCAGAATCACGCTGCTCGCCGTAACGCCGATGAAGTTGCCGAACCAATCCGGCGCCATGGTGACCGCGACGTTTTCCAGCGACACGTTGAAGACGGTCGGCACGTTCACGCTAGAGAACCCACGGAAGAACGAGCCGGCCCGCGCGTTGTTCGGCGCTGGGTTGAGCCCTGCAGGCGACGGCAAGTAGATATCTAAGTCTCGGATCGAAATCAGATTGGTCGCGAGGTACATATTGAAGCCGGTCATGTTGGTGGTCGTGACCTGGGCCGAATCGGTGCTGGTGACATACTTCGGCTTGAGCTTCGGCCGCACACCGTTTTTCGCCACACCAATGAGGATCAGCACGGAGTTGAGCGAGCCGATACCGGCCGGCATGTCGTAGTCGTCCAGAATGTACGCCGTGCAGACGCCGCTGGGCGGGGTCACGGCGATTGCCTTGTTGATGGTCTTGAACGGCTCGGCCTGGGTGCCCTTGTTGGTGTCCAGGCCGTTGACCGGGTCGACGTACCACGAACGCGAGGTTTCGGGCGCCGCAGCGATAGCCGCCGCAACAGCCTTGTCGATCTCGCTTTTTTTGCTGCCGAAATAGTCGATCAGCTTGGTGGTCTGCGTGACCAGGTTGCCAACATCAGATTCGAGACTCATACGTTTTACGCTCCAAAGGTGTTTTTGCTTACTAGGGTTTGCAGCGCAATCACTGCCGCTGCGTTGCTAACAGATACGCTCAACAGGTTTTCCCGGTCGGCGTCTTGGCGCAGCTCTGCGGCCTGCAGGCGCTGCGTATGGTTGTCGAGCACGGCGCCGGCGCGGCGCGAGCCCTCGGCCTGGGCGTCTAACTGTTCCTGCTGCTGCAGGCCACGCAGTTGATCGGCTACCACTGCAGCGGCATTGCCGATGACGCCGCCAGCCAGGCCTTCGCGGTCGGCATCCTGGCGCCGCTCAACCTCCGACGTGCGCGACATCAAGCGGGAAAGCTGATCCCCCGCCACGCGCTGCCATTGGCCTTGCTGGTCGACCTGATCCTGTCGCTGCAGGCCGCGCATTTGCTCGGCAATCAATGCCTGCGCTTGCGCAGCCAGTGGCCCGGCCAAGCTCAGGCTAAGCCCGGCGTCATTGCTGATAATGGTCACGCTGTCCGCCGGCAGCGCCGCCAGTGACAGGTCGTAGGCCAGCAGCAAGTCGGTGGCGGCCGACTTGTAGGCCAGCGGCGTGGACGAATCAGACCAAACCGCCAGCAGGGTGCCGTCACTCAGCAGAAAGCCGATTTCCCGCACCCAAAAGGCACGGTCGCCATCGGCCAAGGCGGTCAGGTGCAGCAAGGTGCTGCTCAGGCGCTCGCCGCCGGCAATCGGGTACTTGGCCACTTGCGCGAGCAGGCTTTTCTGGTCGGCCGACGGCGTGTAACCCTGGGTACCCAGAGCGATGTGGGTGATCTGCGCCGCGATGCCGGTGTTATCGGCCCGCAGGATCGCTGCCAGCCCCGCCTTGGTGATCACGGGTTGTAACGGGGTACTCATAGAACAGCCTCCATCGTGCTGCGCACGACGACTAGGGCACGGGTCGCACAAGCGACCACAAAGCCCGATTCAGCATTGATCGGAACGCCCAGGGCCTCGACCGACCGCCGAGATACACCGAGCGACTGGGTGGCATTGGCCAGCTGCAGGCCCTGCACTGCCACGTCGATCTGCACCGCTTGGGCATCCACGCTTAGGCGCTGCAGCCCACGCCCTCGGCTGGCATTGGCAAACACCAGACCACCGTCGAAGCGCGCCCCTAGGCGAAACTCGTAGTGGCTGCGCTCGTTCTTTGCCGCGTCGACCAGGGCGCGCAAGCGCTCCCCCAGTTGCGGCGAAATAATCGAACCCTCCCCCTCGCGGTTCTCGTTCGCCCAGGCCGTGACCTGGAACGTGTACGGGGCCGCGTTGGGCATCTGGTGCCACTCCTTGAAATCCGCGTTGACCCGCACCGCCTTGAGTACCCGCCGGATCGCGCCGACAGTGCCCTTGGTCTTGTGAACTGGTATCGCCTCGCGGACCAGCTCGCGGCGCTGGGCGTTGGTGTTGGCCGCCTCCCACCCTTCAACCTTCCAGGCCCAACCGAGCCACGGCAGGAAGTCAGGCGGGCAGCGTTTCGAGTCGGAAATGCCCCGGATCACTTCCGGGTCAATGCCTTGCTCGCTAGCACGCTCCAGGGCGCGCTCCAGTAACGTGGCGTTCTGCGGTAACAGGCTCATGTCGCCACCTGCGTGGTCAGCGCAATTGACGTGCAGTTGGGGTAATGCCGCTTGTCACACACGATGCCGGCGGCAGGGTGTGTAAGGTCCACCTGGCTGATCCCCGTTACGTGTAACGCCGCGTAGATCGCCGAGAGGGGCAACTGCCCCTCTAGGCGCCGCGCCTCGGCAATGGCTGCATCTAAGCCTTTACGGGCAGACGCCTTGACCACTGCAGGATCTGGCCCCGCCTCAACGTGGAGGACGGCCTGCACGTTGAAGTCGGTCGGCGTGCCGGCTTGAACACGCGGGCGGTCAGTGACCGGCCGCACACTCTCAGCCGACAGCGCCGCCTGCACCGTGGCCACCAGTTGCGCCGGCAGCGTCGTGCTGTCCGGCCTGGGCAGGATGGCCAGCGACACGTCGCCGGGCAGCGGGTTGGCCAGTCCGGCGTCGTAGTCGCAGACCACCACAATGGCCCCGTCCGGCAGTTGCGATTTAACCGCGGCATCGAGCGCCACCCCTGAAAACCTGGGCGAATCGACGGAGACGTTGGCCAGCTCCGCCGAGGCGGTTAGGCCGTGGTACTCATACGCGCCGCGACTGCCGGCAACAGACAGCGCCTCAAGCGACAGCCGCGTGCGATAGCGCAACGCCTCGTCGCCCTCCATCACGGCCGCCACTGGCGGCACTGCATCGGGGTTGGCTGCGCGAATGGTCAGCCGCTGCACGCCGTAATCGGCGGCGCGGTTGTCCAGGTCGGCACCCTTGGCATAAGCCAGCAAGCTGGCCTTGGCCGCCGCATTGACCCGCGCCCGCATCAGCAGCTCGCGGTAGGCCATGGTCTCCATCAGCTTTACGACCGGGTCGGACTCCAACACCGCCGTCCACTGGTCGCCCATGTGGTCGCGGAAGATGCTCAGCACCTCCTGATACAGCGCCTCAAACTCCAGGGTTTCCACCACATCGGGCGGGGGCAACAATGACAGGTCAATCATGCGCTCACCTCTACGATGGCCGAGTTACCCAGGTACCGGCCTGTCAGCTCCAAGCCAATCTGGCCATTGAGCACGGAAACCACCTTGACGCGCTCCAGTTGCACGCGCGGCTCCCAGCGGCCCAAAGCGCGGGCCACCTCGGCCTGCACGGCGCTTTTCCAGCCCTCATTAACCGGCAAGTCGACAAAGCGGCGTAGGTTGCTGCCGTACTCCGGGCGCATGCGCCGGCTACCCAAGGGGGTGGTCAGAATGTCCTCAATCGACTGTTTCAGATGATCGAGGCCCGAAAGTGGCTGGCCGGTTTGCCGGTCCACGCCAATCATGGTTAGCCGCCCAATCGCTGCAGGTCGGCATGGCCACCCAGAAACGCCAGCGCCTCGGCGTCGTCGTCCTGGATAGTCACGCGGCCGGCCAGCACCTTGAACTCGCGCAGGTCGTCGCCGGCCTGCAGGAACAGCGAGCGCGAGGTGTAGGCACTGTCGGCGTAGGTCACGCCAAGCGGCGCAGCCTCCAACACAACGAGGTCGGAGCCCGAACTAGGTACAACTGCTGATTCGCCCGCATCCGTTAACGCGTCATCCGCAGCGGTTTTCTTGACTGCCATAAAGTGATGCTCCAGAAAAGACAAAGCCCGCGAGAGCGGGCTGTCAGTGTTTGTGGTTGGCTGTGTTGCCGCCGGTATCGATGATCTTCCCGAGGCCGAAGATGTCGCCCGTTACGCGTAACGGCCCGTCGATCTGCACAGCGCCCTGCAGGGTGATCTGAGCGGCCTTAGCCGTGATGCTCTCGGCCTCGGCGCTGATCGCAGTCGACTTGGCGGTGATCGCGTCGTCGGTAACCACCGCCTTGCTGCTGCCGACCTCAATGTTGACTGTGCCGGCGGGGAGCTTGATGGTGTAGCTATTGGCCGCCCAGTCGTAGACCAGAGACCCGCCATCATCGAAACGCCACACCTCGACATGGTCGCGGTTGTCCGGGCGCTCGCCGGCATTGCCGTACAGGCCCGGAATGAAAGTACCC